CTCTTCCTCTTGTCGTCGTAAAGCGGTCGCCCGCTGTGGATGGATGTCGTTGGCACTGCGCCGGGGCCTAGGCGAACGCGAATGATGCGCTTAAGCGTCGTGATGCGTTCGCAAAGCGTGTTGAGCGCTTCCTTCTCATCTTCTTCGCCGTAGCGAACGGTCAGGTCGAGCACCTCTTTCGCCCGCTCAACAGTCATCGGAGGCGACTCTTCGGGCATGTCTTTGCCGTCGATTGCGTCAATCACGTAGCCTCCCCAAGGCCACCGAGGACGCGCTCAAGGTCACGCGTTGCGTCGAGGAACGTCTTCCCGCTGCCGCTCTTTGGGAGCCCAGCAACAAGCACGGTGACCACGCTGCACCCTGGCTTCGAGGATGGGTAGACGTCGCTCTTGACGCGGCGACCGATCATCGCCATCGACCTGTACGCCGCACTCTTGTTGCGGGCGTTCTCAAGGCTCTCCTGGAGCTTGTCGGCTTGGATGTCGTAGACCTTGGCGATGTCCTCAAGCACCTCGGCGCTCTTGAACGTTGTGTGTGTGCGCTTTGCCGTTCCCGGCGTCGTTGTTTCGTCCATGACCAACCTTCGCATGACTTGCGCATTTGCGCAACAACAAATCGACGCAGCCCTCGCAAATAGGCTTACCGGACAGAAACTTGCGCATGCGCGCAAAAGCGCTAATGTGCGACATGGCCAACACCAAAAAGCTCTCTGAGTTCTCAATCAAGTTCCGCGCGCGGCGCCTCGCTTTCAACTTCACGCAAGACGAACTTGCTGCCGCCGCTGGCGTCTCGCGACGCACCATCGTCTCTGCTGAGCGCGCAGAGCAGTCCGACTTGCCTGTTATTGGCGCGCGATGCGCGTACAAGATTGCGGAAGTGCTCGCGTTGAAGGGCGACTCGCTCGCCGACAAGCGCGTTGTTGCGCTCGTGCCGCCGCCTGCGCGAATCACGGTGCCGTCGTGAGCGACGAGTATCTTAAATACGTGCGCGCTATGATGAGCGTTGAAGTTTCCTTCGTAGTGAAGGTGAGGGTCTCAGTCGGCGCAGACGGCGTCATGCGCACGACAGACCGCGCCGAGATTTCGCGCGAGGAGGTCGCTGCGAAGGTTGCTTCGCTACCGGCTTCCGTGGCCCATTTCGAGGTTCGCACGAAGCACCGCAAGGGACACCTGCGCGTCAAAGCGCATCCAGGCGGCTTCGATACGTTCGACACCATCGCCTACAAGAAGATCGTGAAGCTCACGCCAAAGACCATCGAATGCGAGGATGGGTCCAAGTACAGGCGCGAGACGTGCCAGCGGATCGGCGCGTACAACGCCAAGGCGCATCCGTTCGACGTGGCCAACGCGGAGGTGCTCCCATGAGCGCTCCTGCGACCGCCATCTTCGCCGCTGTCTCGCTCTCTGCGTGGGTCTCGCTTGTGCTCTGGGCGCTCTCTGCCGCGAAGCGCATCGAAGGAGGCGAGTGATGCGACCATTCCGCAAAGGGGACGACGTTGTGCTTGTGTGCAAAGGCGGCGAGACGAACGAGCGTGTGCTCTCCGCTGGTCCCACATGGGTGCGCATCGACCATGCTGGTGGACGCTACGCGCAACTCTTTGGGGACGGCGAGCACACGCAAGACGGCAAGATTTTTCACGCGTCGGAGTGGCCCGCGATCCGTGCGCGAGTAGCTGACGAGCGCGTCATCAACGACCGCTTCTACTCGCGCATGTGGAACTTCCTGAGCGGGCTCACGCACGACGAGGTGAAGACGGTCGCTGACGTCTTCCGCGCTGCGCAATCGAGGGGCAAGTGATGCCCTTCAAAGTCACGACGCGGAAGTGGACGCGATGGGTTGGGAGCACGTCGACCGGCTACGCCAAAGACTCGCACTTCGCTACGCTCGAAACCGACGAGGGCGAGATTGTGTGCGAGGGCGAGGGCGGGACACCGCAAGCGGCGCACGCAGCGCTCATCAAAGCAATCAAACGAACGCACGAAGAGCACCACGAAGCCGTGAATGCGGCGTGGCGCGAAAGGCACGTGAAGCCATGACTATCTACATCGGAGTCGATCAGTCCCTCGCGGCAACTGGCATCGCAGTGACGCAGTCAGCATCGCCGGAGACGTCAAAGCAGATCGGGTTGTTCACGTGATCATCCAATACACCATCGAAGGCGTGCACAGCTGGAAGCGCGACAAGGTCACGGCGCGAGGTGGACACGCTCGCACGTATCGGCCAAAGGGCGACGCGGGAGCGAAGGGCGCGCATGCGAAGGCGTGCCTGATTGAGCTCTGCAAGGTCGGAGAAGCGGACCAGTTCGCGGGTCCGTTCGGCCTGCTGCGAATGCCGTATGGGGCCACCGATCAATGGGCCGTCCACGTCGTCTACTCGCCTGCGAACGAACGCGCTCACGACACGGATCGCGTCCTGACGCTGGTGCTCGACGCGCTCACGGGCGTGGTGTGGCACGACGACTCCGACAAGTTCGTGCGGCGCTCGTCGTGCGAGGTTGTGCGCGGTGACAAGCTGTATCCACCGGGCACCACGACGGTCTGCATCGAGCGCGTCGCGGGGCCGTACGTGGCGCAGAAGAAGACGCGCGCACGGAGGGCAACGGCTGACGACGTCAGCGACTGTGAGTTCCCGAGTCTCAATGTGCGCGCAATAGAGGCGGTCAAGTCGCGCGCGAAGAGGTCGACATGACCACGCCCGTTGCTGGATTCGAGTCCATCACGGCGCTCGCCAACAGGCTTGGACTGCAGGTGTCCACGGTGCACAAGCGCATCTCAAGGCTGAAGTCTCAGGGCGTGCCAGTGACGCGCGAAAGCGTCGCGAAGAAGCCCGCCTCGTGCATCAGGGACGCCAAGCCCGTCATGCTCGCGGACGGCACGCGCTGCGGGTCCATCGACGCGGCCGCGAGAGCGCTTGGGTGCTCGCGTCCACGCGTGCGCAGGCTCATGGACGCAGGCGAGGAGTTGGCGCCCATGGTCAACATCGCAGCGCTTGCGCGCGCGAACGGCATCAGTTCGCGAACAGCACATTGGCGAATCAAGAACGGGTGGACCGTCAAAGATGCCACGACGAAGCCGCTCTACAGCTCTGTCAGCGCCTGCGCGCGCATCCTCGACAGATGGTTTGCGCGGTACCAGCTGGGGTGCGCGTGATCGCCGCTCTGTTTGTCTATGCGGATGGGCCGTACTCTCGCGTCCCTGGCGTTGACGCATGGGACGTCAAGCGCGACGCGCGGAACTACGACGGCCCGCACCCAGTCGTCGCGCACCCGCCCTGTTCGCGGTGGTGCCGTTTGGCTGCGCTCTGCGAAGCGCGGTGGGGTTATAAGCGCGGTGACGATGGTGGATGCTTTGCGTCTGCGCTTGCCAATGTTCGACGCGTCGGCGGCGTGCTTGAGCATCCGGCGTACAGCGACGCTTTTAAAGTGTTTGGGCTGCCCACTCCTTCGAGACGTGGCGGATGGCAACGTGGGGCATGCGGTGGTTGGGCCTGCCATGTGGAGCAGGGCCGTTACGGGCACGTCGCAAAGAAAGCGACATGGCTCTACGCGTTCGGCTGCGAGCTCCCATCGCTGAAGTGGGGCAGCGTCAACGATGCTGATACAAAATCAGCGGTGTCGTGGTGCGGCAACAAGACAAAGTCAGGCGGAGAGCATCGCCCGAAAGTTGGAAAGCGGAGGGCGTCGGAAACGCCAGCGGAGTTTCGCGAGATTCTTATCGCGATGGCGCGAAGTGTGAGGACCACATGACAGACATCGAACGCCTCAAGTCGCTCTCGAACGTCGTCAAGTGCGAGCCGTACTCGTGCCTTATCACGTACCAGGCGTGCGCCGAGCGCCACGCGGAGAGCTACGCATCGCACCACGTCACGAGCAAGAAGCGTCACGTCGGCAAGCTCGCGTTGTGCTTTGGCTGCATCGAAGGACGCGACCGCATGCAAGCGCTTGGCATGGTCCCCGTTGAGCGCGTCGTTCGTGGCGTCAAGCTCGTGCGCGGAGGCTCGATGGAGCGGCTACCGCCTCGATGAACTGAGCGACATCCAAAAGCAAAGCCCGCTTAGGTTTGGTCTAAGCGGGCTTTGTCGTCTGGCCGTTATCGAAGCGGCACTGGTGGGTTAGAAATCCACTGCTCTACACCATTGAGCTACAGACACACTTCGACTAGCGCATCGTTGCGCATCGCGCAAGTAGCGCGTCCACCTCATCGGGCGTCATTTCCGCAGGCTCGCGCAAGCGCTCCACCTCGTCGAGCGGCACCCGACGCGCGTCACCGCGACGCACCGTGCGCACGCCTCCAGCGGCTTCGAGAGCGCGCAGACGGTCAATGTTCCATCCGAGCATTGCGGCGGCTGCCTGTGCGCTCACAGCGCCTTCGCAGCGCGGCACACGCATCGAGAGCATGAACGCGTCGCGAGCGAGGACGCAAAGTTGCACGTCGACTGAGACCTCGGGGTCAGCGGCGCAGCATGCATGCGACCACAGCCACGCGACGACGCACTCGTCCCACGCATCGCACTCGGTGAGTTCTGGCGCGACTGCGCGAGCGCCGAAAACACGAAGCCCTCGCACGCGCGCAAGCACGAGGAGGGCTCCAAGGTCGTTGACGTCGAGGCTCATGGAGCGGCGTGGATGACAGTGAGGTCCGCAACCTTGCGCACCTCAAGCAGCTTCGCTTCGAGCGCTTGCGCCTTCTCGCGCCACGACTGCACAGAGGCTACGGCGTCATCGCGCTCTGCGACAAGGCGTGCATCGCGTTCCCGTGTCGCCTTGAGTGCACCTTCGATGGTGTTGCGGTCGAAGTGAGCAAGGCCAAGCGCCGAGAGAAGCTCCTTGAGTTGCCCCGCTGCGCCAATCTCTTCGCCCTGCGCACGGTGTAGTTGTTCCCACATCGTTCGGTACTTGCTTGCAGTGCCGTTCGCTGCGTCGCGGTCTTTTCGAACGGCGTCGATGCGCTCGCAGAGCACTTCGATTTGCTTTTGGCAGTCTTCCGCGTGGAGCCTCCACTCCTTCATCGCCTGGATGCGCTCCATCACGTGATCGAAGGTCTCCTCGTCTGCGGGGCCGATGCAGAGCGTCTCGACGAGCTTCTCCCAGAAGCCGAGCGCTCGTGCGCCGCGTCGAATCTCGTCCTTCGATGTTTGGCCGCACACCGACCCACGCAGCGAGTCGCGTTCTCTCGACGTGCGCATGGCTGCCGCGAGGAGCCCTTCTCCCGGAACCGCGTTCAACTCGCGCCGTGCATCTTCGATGACCTTGTAGGCCACCTTGAGCGACGTAGAGCGCTCATCGACTTCGCTCTTCACGTGCGATTCGATGAGCGCAGACACTTTGTTCATCAGGTCATCCATTGGTCACATCCTATCTTTCGAGCCACGCACGATGCGCATGCCAAGTTCACCGAAGGCCACCTCAACCCATGCGTGGTCTTTGCTTTCGAGCCACGCAACAAACTCGTTGCGGCGCACGTCTCCCTCGTCGCTGTCCGACCACCCCTCTTTCGACCCGTCCGGCGCGACGCACACGGTCGAGAAGCCAAAGGCTGGTTGCGAAGGACCTGTGACTGTGCACCCAAGCGATGCAGCCTTTGCTGCGATGACTGGAGCATCGTCACGCCATGTTGTGACGACAATCGCGTGATGTTGAATCGTTCCCACGTCAGCCTACCTTCCGCGCCCACTTCGAGCGCATTTCGTCGTTCGCCGTCCACTTGTTCGCCACCAGCGCATCGATGGCGAGTTTCGCCTCCGCGCGCGAAAGGTCAGGGTCGAGCCCCTTCTTCGCCAGCAACGCGCCTTGCTTGTACGAGCACAGGCCCTTGCGTGAGCGTGCTGCGAGCGCCTTGATTTTCGCCGATGCGCTGGCGACCGTCTCGTTGCTCTGGGGCTCCACGCCAAAGCCCTTCAGCGTCGCAAGCTGTTGCGGGAATGCGCTTGGAATGCCTGCGCTGTAGTGCGCCGGTTTCGCGCCGAGTACTTGCTCGCTCCAAAGCGCATGCGGTGTTGCGGTGTAGCTGACTTTCGCCAGCAGGTTGCTCTTGGCGCGCTCTTGCGCCAATCGGCGCTCGCGCGCCGCGCTGCGCTCCTTCGCCTTGTCCTGCGCCTCGCGGACGCTGGCGCCCTCTTTGAGCGCTTGCTTGATGTCGCTGCGCGTCTGTGAGTCGAGCGCCTTCCCGTCGAAGATGTCGATGGCTTCCGCAAGATCGTGCTTCGTGTTCTCTGGGCGGAAGTTCAACACGAGGCAGTTCTTCTTGCCCTCGCAGTTTCGAGTTCCGCGCCCAATCATCTGCATAAAGAGCGACAGAGACTTCGTCATGCGCACGATGGCCACGCATTGGATGAACGGCGCATCGAACCCTTCGGTGAAAAGCGCACAGTTGACGATGTACTTCACTGCACCGCTGGCGAAGTCTGCAAGCGCTTGCTTGCGTGTCACAGGGTCAGTCTGCCCGTCAAGCGAGCGCACGCCGTTGGCGCCAACGCCAGGGTGCGCAGCGAGCGTTCGTGCGAGTGCGTGCGCAGTCTCTACGCTGGGCATGAAGACGAGCGTCGGTCGCTTCGCTTCGAGCGTGTGCTCGATGATGCTGGACGCAATGACCATCATCGGAGCGTCAGCGTTGACCTTCTCGGCAATGGCCTTCGGGTCGAGGTCGCGCCCATGCTCTTGCTTCGTCACCTTCACGTCGTCGATGCTGATTCCATCGAGCGGGATGGTGAGTGGCACGAGGTCGCAGAGGTGGCCCTGCTTGATGCCCTCAACGATGCCAAGCTCATAGGCGACTGAATCGAAGATACCGCCAAGCGCGACACCGTCGCTGCGCCCAGGCGTAGCCGTGACGCCAAGCACCTTCGCGCTGTCGAAGTGGTCGAGAATGTCGCGGTATGCGCTCGCTGTGGCGTGGTGCGCCTCATCGATGACAACGCGCGTGAAGAAGTCCTTGGGCCATCTCTTGAGGCGCTTGCCCTTGAGCGTCTGAACGGTTGCCACTACAGCGCTTGGGATAGGCCACTGAAGCCATGACGCTCGCTGCGCACCGCTCTCTACCTGCGTTGGCACCGTGGCCGTCTCAAGGCGAGCGGCGGCCTGTTGAACGAGTTCGATTCGATGCGCGAGGACAAGCGTGCGCCCCCCTTCGGCTTTGGCGATGCGCGCCACCTCGGAGAAGCAGGTCGTCTTTCCTAGCCCCGTAGCAAGCACAAGCAGCGTCGAGCGATGGCGCTCCCACTCGTGCAGGATGCTTCCAATCGCCTCAACTTGGTACGGGCGTAGCTGGTACATCATCGCGCACACTCGTGGCATTCGCGCGGGCTCACGGGGCCACCGCTACGATGTGCTTGGCGGTCGCGTAGAACGCTCCATCGGGCGACGTCACGCGCCACTGTTCGCCGCCGCATTCGTACTCGACTCGCCCGCCGCGTCCTTTGAGGTTGCCCCAGACGCATCGCACCGTGTCGCCCACTTCGACGGGCTTGCGACTGTGCCGCCCGACCGTCCACCACTGCCCGGCCACAAGCATCCTCCAGCAGCCGGTGACCTTCATGAACGATTCGATTTGTGAATCTGCGATCCCCTCTAGGCGGATCAAATCGCCCACGCGGAACCCGTCAACCTCGGCAGGCGCCGCAGCAGCAAGTCGCGCCTCAAGCTCGGTGATGCGTGCGTGCATATCGAACGTCTTGCGCGCCTCGCTTGAAAGCGCGCTGCGAAGCCCAGCGTTGTCTTGCTCCAGTCTTGCGAGATCGAACGTCTTCGCCTCAAGCTCAGCGTTGCGCGTGGCCAACTCGGCAGACCGCGTCAGGTGCGCGTCACGCTGCGCAGCGACGCCTGCAAGCTCGGCGCGGGCTGCGTCTCGCTCTCGCAGAGCTTTCGTGCGCTCGACCGAAAGAGCGCACGCATTGCGCGCGTCTGCTTGGAGATGGCGAAGTCGCGTGAGCGCCTCTTCTCGCGTCGAACACGACAGACCGTTGATGGCCGTCGAAAGCTCAGCCCAATCCTCACGCACGCGCTCGTTGATGATGCCATGAAGCATCGCCTCCACTTGCTCAAGCAGCGTGCTCATGGCGCCACCTTAGCGACGCCACACGTGATGCCACGTGCCTTCCACGCCACGCGTGCAGACTTCGAAGTGTCATCGGACCTGAAGCAGTCGCACCCAATAGGCACGAAGCCGTGGTCATCGACGTACTCGTGGCTCGTCTCGTAGTCGCCACAGTGGCAGACCGCTGGGTCAGTCATTGAGCCGCACCCTGAGCACCTAGCCAAAGACGGGTCTCGCGCTTCCTCGGCGGCGAGGTCGTCTTGTGTTGCTGCGAGTTGGTCGAGAAATGTCATCGTGTCTCCTTGGTTGTTTGATTAGCACATGCGCACAAAAGCGCAATCGATTTTCCGTTGAATGTTTTGCGCATATGCGCATTTCGAGTTTCTAGCTTTTGCGCAGATTTTGCGCTTGAACGCAGCGTGCTCTTGGGCCATCTTCCGAAGGCTGGCTCACGCCAGGTGCGACAACGCGACCGAAGACGCATGCCGATAGGTAGCGGCGGAGGAAGCTGCGAGCACCCCCATAGAGACCCTCCATCCACCGTGTCTGTTTTGACACGGTCTCTGCGTCCCGCAAATAGCGTGCCAGAGTGCGATGGGGGGTAGGGGGGTGCTCTTTCGCTCCCTTCTCCCGCTTCCGATGCACCGGGGAGGGCGGCGGGGAAGCTGCTCCTCTGCGCAGGGTGAGCGCGCGAGCAGGGTGCGGATGGGCAGTGCCGCTCGGGTGCGCAGTGGGTGGATGTGCGAGGGGTAGTCGCATGTACGACACGAGCGCGCAAACGCACAGGGCGTGTCAAAATAGACACGGTGCAGTTGGCTCCAACCTGGCCACAACTACACCCCTCGATGCCAACCAGGCGCGCGCGCTTTCTGGGCAAATCAGGCGCACGCGGGCATCAGTTCCAGAATCGATTTTCCGTCGATGTGAGGGTGATTCTCTGCCGTCGAAGTTTCCAGCATCGACAGCGACGAGCGCGCCTCGAAAGCACGCGTTCTCGATGGTGCGTCGGGCGCATCCGGCTAGGTGCGCGAGCCAGTAGCGAGGCACACCGTGGCCTCGCTCGATGGCGTTCCGCGCGCGCACCGCTGCGATTACGCGAGAGTACACGTCGTCGTCGTAGGTGACCGGGAGGGGCGCGTCGAAGCCGGAGCCGTAGGGCAAGCGCTCCAGCTCCAGAAGATGCGCTGCGAGGTCGGGGAGCCAATCCTCGAAGGGCCGTTCTCCGCGCTGGGCATAGGCTAGGAGGGCACGAAACACTGTGGCCCATGCCTCACCGCCATCTGGCTTGTTGAGCGTGTCTCGAAGCCCTGGAGAGTGCTGCATCCAGTCGGTGCATTCGGGGATGATGATGGCGAGCGCGTTCGCGTGTTTTCTTGGCATCGGTGTCTCTCGTTTCCAGAATCGATTTTCCGTCAATCGCGCCAAGAGCATTCCCCGCGCGATTTTCTAACATTGACGCAACGCAGCGAAGAGCCGCGTCAACGCCCGTAGTGTGTGCGCGTGTCGCACATGAACGCTTGCGCAGGTAGCGCAGTCCGTGCGCGGTAGCGCCTTGGGTCGCGCTGCGGCGTCCAGCGTGCGCGCGTAGGCGTCATGCGCAGCTCATCGTCTCGCACCTCTGCCCATGCGTCGACATCGGCAGGAAGGGGCAAGGCTGACGCGTCGAATGGTAGCGCCACGACTCCCAGCGCCTCGCTAGCGACATCGAAGGCTTCGTCGTGCGGGTTTGCCTCTTCCGGCCATTCGAGAGCCTCACGCGCGACGCTAAGCGCATATGCAAGCTCATCGTCTGCCGCGTGCTCTAACGCTTGCGCAAGCTTGTGCGCGTCGTGCTCGCGTTGCGCTTCTCGCTCGTGGTGCTCTGAGAGCAAGCGCGCGAAGTCAGCGGGGTTGTCGTGCATCCATTGCGCCCACGCTTCGATGCGCGCCATTCGTGGTGTAGCGCGCACGTCAGAGCCGACGAGGCGAAACACGATGGCTTCGTCTTCGTCGAGTTGGCGCAATACTTCATCGCCGGACTTTGATGGGCGCAAGTGCCTGTTTTTGTATGTCTTCATAGACGCGCCTCATGTAGCGAGCGTGATACAAGGTTCTCCCTTGGCGCGTAGGCGTTCAGCGCAAAAGCTCGATGTCGCGACGCGTTACGGACGGTCGCCAATCACGACCGATCTCGATGCACAGAGTCGATGCGTGATAGACGGTGCGCCACTTGTACGCGCCCGGATACTGAACGCGCGTTTTGCCGCTTGGCGTCGTGAAATAGTAGCTCTCTCCCGTGACGGTCACATCGTCACCATCGACGATGCGCACTGGGGTATTGCGGTAGGCTCCTCGCGAGCCCCCTACAGCGCGCCTTGCTGCCGCAATCCACTCTGAAGGGCGAAGCGCTTTGGACATTTCACGGGACATGTAGGGACGGCTGGATGGTGTGACGGCTTCGATGTGTGCGATGGACATTGGCGGTTCTCTCTTTCAGTGCGTAGGGGACGTTTCAAAGCGCGCGCGCTCCGCTGCCGCTCGTCGCTCAAGCTCACGCAACCACGACGCCGGGAGGCGCTTGGCAGGTGTTGAGCTTGGAAGTGAGACGGTTTCAGCGGATGCGTTCTGTTGCATGGGTTGAATGCTACTCTCTTTCCGACGTTGCGCAAATGCTATCTTGCAACGCGCCGTAATCATTGCGCTTTCAGCGCACGACGAAAGAAAAGCGCAAAAAGTAGTTGCGCGCTGACGAGAAGAGAGTAGGATTCACTGGCCAGCAAGAACGCAGGCAGAAAGAGACACCACGATGACCACCACGAACCTCGCGCCCTTCCTCGCAATCGCAACCGATTCCTTCCTCTCGGGCTGGGGGGGCGCCGCTGGCCGCTCTTCAGTCATCGTCTACGAATGCCGCGACGAGCACGAAGCCAAGCTCGCATGCGAGTATCTCGAAGGGCGCGGAGAAATGAAGCGCGTGCGGACCGTCTACGAGGGGCGCAAGGCGTATGCGCCGCGCAATGCTCACGTGACGCGCTACGACGCTGGCCGCGTGCTCTCCGTGGCGTTCTACCGTGCTTGCTTGGCGGCTAAGGTGTCGAAGTGACTCCCCTTGCGCTCTATGCGCACAAGGCGCTTCTCGCGGAGATTGAAGCCGCCAAGAATGCCCCAACGCGTTGCCGCTACTGCGAGCGCATGACGTCGAACAAGCGCGCAGATTACTCGCTTGGAGGCGTGGCGCTTGCGCGCGCAGAACATGCGCCAACGTGCGAATGGATTGAAATGACGCACGGCAAGGTGGTGGCGTCGTGAGTGTCTCAGACGTCGTCTACGGCGCATCGTGGGGCACCGGGTACGAAGTACTTACCTATGACGACGATAGCGACGATCTGCGTGTGAAAAGCTCGCACACGACGCTTCGTGAGGCTAAGAGGGCGGCCCGTAGGCTCGCACGCTCTCTTGGCGTTCCTTGCCGTGAGTCCGGGCGCCAGCCTTGGGTGTGGGTGCCTAAGCTTAGGTGCTGGGTTGCTTGCTGATAGTTGTTGCGCATGCGCAAAACGATGCTACTCTAATCAAAGAAAGTGAGAGACAAGATGACGACGAAAAACGCACCGGTTGACATGGTTTTGGCGACTGAGTTTGGCCTCGCGATTGCCAGCGAAGGCGCTCTCTACCCCAAGCGCAAGGCGGTAGAGTCCGCGCTTCTGGAGCGCATGCGGAAGGGCACATACGACGCGAGCAAGGCGCCAAAGCTCTGGCTCTACTACGTCACTGAAGGTGCCCGGCTCTACTTCAAAGAGTGGGGTGTCAAGATTGGCAAGGCTGAACGCGAGTACGTCGCTAATGAGCTTGCGCGTGCGTTTGAGGTTGAGTGCGAGATTCAGCGAAAGGGCCGCTGATTTTGCGCATTTTGGCGTGCTCTTTTCGGGGCGCGCCTTTTCGCATAGGAAGCGCGTTGTTTTGTTGCGCTTGCGCATTTTGTGTGCGAAGAACGCGTGGTGAGTCCAAAAGGCATCGTCGTATTTGGAGCGTCCGCAGAAGCGATGAGGGATATCCTCGAAGCGCTGGAAGCCGGGCATATGCTTGATACGGCATGCGCTATCAGCGGAGTGCACTACGAGACGACGCTTCGCTGGCTTGGCAAAGGCGCGCGGGACCTCCACGAGGGGCGCGAATCGGACTTTGCGGCATTCACTGCGCGGGCTAAGCGCGCGATGGGCTCTTCCGTTGCAGAGCTTTGGAGCGTGGTCCTGGAAGCCGCACGCAAGGGTGACGTCAAAGCGGCTCAATGGGCGCTCTCTAAGCACTCGCCTTCGCGCTTTGGGGATAAGCTCGCAATCGAGCAAAGCGTCGTTGATAAGCCTGAAGTGCCTGCGAACGAAGAAGAGGCTCGCGCACGCTGGGAAGCTATCGGGCGCAGGAACGGATGGTTGACGTGAACCGACGCACGAAGAGGCGCATAGCCGCACGCAAGCGTTGGCGCGCGTTGATGCAGGTTCGCGGCTTCCGTGCGGCGTACCAGGCACAGCAACGCGAGTTCGCCTACAAAGCTACTTGGCGCATCGTCGCTTACCGCGACGCTACAAAGCCGATTGCGTTCAACCCCTACGACGGGCGCACGCTCTTTGGTGGTCGACCATGAGCGCTATTCGCAACGCAACTCAGGATGATGCCGCTTTGGTGCTCCTCACTTGGCGCACAAAGGGGCCTAGGCGTGGAGTAGATAGGCACATTGCGGAAAGCATCATGGGTGGCGTCTCGCGGGCGCTGTGGCCCGTTCTGCGCGTGCTCATCGTGCATCCCGATGGCGACCCTGCGACGATTCTAGGCTGGCTGGCGCACGACGGTGAAGCTGTCCACGCGTGCTATGTGCGCACCGAAGCGCGAGGCCTAGGCTATGCGCGTGAACTCTTTGCGGCTAGCGGCTGCAAGCGAATCTCTGCGTGGCCTTTGCCGCACAAGGCTAACGATTGGCGCCTAGAACCATGGCGCGCGCTCCTACACTTCACGAAAGGTCCTACATGAGCACTCCACGCGTTTCTTCTCGTTCAACGGTTGGCACCATCGACGTCAACACGGGCGAAGAGGCGCCCGCGAAGCCCTTTGCTGTGCACTTCGCTAAGCCCGTCTTCGTGTTCTTCCCCGACAAGCCCTCGCGCCCAGAGTCCATCACGCGCTTTCGTAGTGACGACGAGCGCATGCGCGGAAGCGCATGGGAGGTCACGAGCGTCGGAGTCGTCATCAACGGCACCACGATTCCTTTTGGCAACATCGTTTGCTTTGGCGAGGGGCTGTGAAGCGCGACGACGCTGTTCCATTCGCTGCGTTCGTTGGGCTCATGCTTGGCGTGGTCGCGCTGAACGCTGCCATTCTCGCGGGTGGCGCGTTCATCGTCGCGCATGTCTGGCAAGCTGTGGTGACTCCATGAAGCTGCGCGACGCCAAACTGCCAGCGAATCAAGCGCGTATGCCTCGCGTCGTTCTGCGCGCATTCGCCAAGGTGAAGCAACGCGTGCGCAAATCTGAACGCGCCGCGTCGAAGTGCATGCTCGCACTTCTCCTGGCGTCCTCTGGCTGCGACTGTGCGCCTATGCCCATTGTCGACGCTGGCGCGCCTTCTGACGCCACTTCAAGCGATGCTCCTCGTGTGTGCACGCCTCGCGACGAATGCCCGTCGTGGTGCAACTGGACGCCGTGCGGGTGCGTCACGGACAACCCTGCGCTGAGTTGCGAATGACTTTGCACCGCACGCTGGACAGTGACGCCAAGGCGCTTGAAGGCCTCAGCAAGGAAGGGCGCGAAGTGCTTGGCATGGGACTTCTCAAGTGGCTTGCGTGGGCCGTTGTCGGAGGGTTCGCGTTGGGCGTGGTGACTACACTGCTTGCGGTGGCCGTGACGTGGGCGGTGGTCTCGTGACCTTCCCGCACACGCTGCAAGAGCGCAAAGGGCCGTTTACGTGCCCAAGGTGCGCTGGTTGGATTCGCTTTGTGACCAGCGAGGGCTTGCAGCACGTCGCGTACATAGACCCTGCCACGGGCCGGATGTGCGCCTGGCTCGACGAAGCAACCGACGAACAAGTGGAGGCGCTCAAGTGAACCTTCCCGACGCCATTGAACACCTGCGTAGGATGCGCGCTGACTCTGTTGAAGCCGCCGAGAAGTGGCGCGCAATCAACACTGTGCGCGGTCTGACGAGGTTCAAGAATGGGCTCGAAGAGAGCAACGCAAAGGACGCGCATGCGCTCACAACTGCAATCGAGGCGCTCGGCGCATTCGAGGTGCTACTGCGTGAGGGTAGGCCGCCAATCGACACCACGAAGAGTGCACCGCCTTTGACGCAGGAAGAAGGCCTCGGCTCATGGACGAAGGGCGATGGCAGCGCTGGCAACTTCGCGCGTCAAGCGCTGACTTTGAGCGGCTCTAAGTTGGCCGAGTGAGCAACGACTTCGACATGGCCGAGCTTGACGCCATCGAGGAATCGGTGCGCGTCAACAAGCCGTCTGCAATGGCCATCCCGTACTGTCCCCAGGAGCCTACGGCGGCGCAACGCATCTTCCTCGCGCTCACGACCCTAGATGCCCTCTACGGAGGCGCAGCAGGCGGCGGCAAGTCTTCCGCGTTGCTCATGCGCGCGCTCAAGTACGCTGATAGGCCAGACCACAACGCGCTTGTGCTGCGTCGAACCTTCAGCGACTTGGCGCAGCCTGGCGCCCTCATGGACCGCGCAGCGAAGTGGCTCGCGTCTTCTGGCGCACGTTGGCGAGCGAAGGAGCATCGCTGGGAGCTCCCAAGCGGATCAACGCTGACGTTCGGCTACGCCGAGAACTACGACACTATCGTTAAAAACTACCAAGGCGCCGAGTACCAGACGATATGCGTCGATGAAGCTACGCAGTGGCGCGCGAACGAGTACCAATACCTGTTCAGCCGCCTGCGCAGGGGTGCACTCTCCGACATCCCAATGGCGGCAAGGTGCAGCGCCAACCCTGGCGGCATTGGTCACGAGTGGGTCAAGCGTCGCTACGTCGACGACCCTACCCAGCAGCGCCCCTTCATTAGCGCCAAGCTCGCTGACAACCCGCACCTTGACCAAGAGACCTACCTACAGAGCCTCGAAGAGCTTGACCCCATCACGCGCGCGCAGCTTCGAGACGGCGTGTGGGCGCTCGACGCTGGGGGCCTCGTCTACCCCATGGGACCGCACAACTTCGCGCCGTTCCCGACGCACGAGATGCACCTCTACGAGTTCGGCCTGGTCATCGACCTAGGCACCTCTGAAAGCAAGCCCTCGACAGCGTTCAGCGTCTTCGCGATGCCCTTCTCGCGAATGTCGCGAATCTTCTACGGGCCAACGAAGGTGCCTGTCCACGTCGTGCAGTCGCATGCGACGCCGGGAGACTCGCCCAACAGCATCGTGGCGACCATCAGGCGCATCAAGAACGACTTTCCTCTGAAGTGGTGCGTTGTGGACACCGGAGGCCTTGGCGAAGGCTACAGGCGGCACTTCATCGAGAACCTGGGCGAGTGGTTCGAGGGCGCCGAGAAGAAAGACAAGCTTGGCGCGCGACGCATCGTCGCTGGGATGCTCGCTGAAGGCGACGTCGTGCTCGACCCTGCGTGCCAGCCGCTCATCGATGAGTGCGCGGGCCTCAAGTGGAACCTGACGCGCACCGACGTCGACGTGTCCGCGAGCGACCACTTGTCCGACACCTTGCTTTACGGTGCCAGGAAGTGTAGGGCTCTCACCTACACGCCACCACCTGCCAAGCCTCCATTTGACGAAGAAGCCGCGCTGCTCAAGGCGCGCGAACGAAGGGTTGTTCAGCAATGCCGCCAACGACGATGAAGCGCCATGCCCCATGGTGGAAGGCCTCCAAAGACGACGTCGGGCAGCTTGTGACGTCCACGTTCGACGCGCTCGAACTGACTACGACGAACACCAAGCGCATCGCCAAGCGCGCACTCCACCGCGCTTTGTTCAACGCAGAGGGCTTCGAGTCCTCGCTTGAGACGACGCGCGAGATGGCCGAGGCGCTCAACGCGTTCTTTGCGCGCGAGTCGTACACCGTGAACGTGTGCAAGAGCGTCGTCGAGACGGCTACGGCCCGCGTGGCGTCGCGCCAGCGCCCAAAGCCTGTCTTCCTGTCGACCGGCGCCTCGTGGTCACAGCGCGACCGCACAACGCGCGCGAACCGCTACATGGAGGGCATCTTCCGCGACGCGAACGTTGCATCGAAGGCGACCGCTGCGTTTCGTGACGCTGAGATTGACGGCATCGGAGGCCTCTTCGTCGCGTCGCACGACGGGCGCATTGTCGTCGAGCGCGTCGACACGCAGGACGTGATGGTCGACCCCGTTGAAGGGCGCCGTGAGCAGCCTCGAAGCATCTACCTCACGCGAGTGCTCGACCGCTCAGTGCTCATGGCCATGCTCGAAGATGACGAGCGCGAGGACAAGCCAGAAGACGAAGCCGAGGTTGAAGAGGGCGCCGAGCATGAGATGCGCGAGGAGCGCAAGAAGCTTTCACGCAAGGCTCGCAAGGCCATCGCCGAGGCGCAGTTCGTACCACGCGACTCGGACCCTCCAGAGTACCACGACAGCCCCTCGTGCGACCCTGTGCGCATCGTCGAGGCTTGGCGCCTCGGCTCGAAGCATGGCGCAGAGGATGGGCGCCATGTAATCGCCATCGGCGACGCTGTGCTCCTCGACGAGAAGAAGCGTATCGACCGCTTCCCCATTGTCTTCGTGCGCTGGGCAAGCGCCGACGAGGGCTTCTACGGCGTTGGTCTCGTGGAGAGCATCGCCGACATCCAACTCGAAATCACGAGCACCATGGCGAAGGTACGCGAGACCATCAGCCTTCTTGGCGCCTCGAAGGTCTACCTTCCGGAGCACGCCATCGTCGATGCGCCGAACATGACGAACGCCATCGGCGAGGTCATCGCGTATCGAGGCGACACCCCGCCTACCGTCGTCGCGCCAAACCCCGTCTCGCCGCAACTCTTTGAGTGGCTCGACCGCAATGTGTCATTCGCCTACGACATCGCGGGCGTCAGTCGACTCCAGGCCACCTCCCAGAAGCCTGCGGGGCTCTCCAGCGGCGAAGCTCTGCGCGAGTACAACGATACCGGAGACGACCGCTTGACGACTGTCGCAGTGGCCTTTGAAAAGCTGCACCTCGACCTTGCGCACGTCATCGTCGACCTGCTCTCAGAGGACCCAGAGCACGAGGTCTACGTGTCGCGCAGCAAGAGCATGCTTCAGCGCATCAAGTGGGCTGACGTCATGCAGGACCGCGACGACTACGTGCTCTCGATGCACCCGACATCGATGCTCTCGCGCGACTTCGGCACACGCAAGCAGCAGCTTGGCGAACTCGTACAGGCTGGCGCGATGACCGTCGAAGACATGATGCGCCTCTTGGAGCTCCCCGACCTCGACGAAGAGACCGACCTTCGCAACGCGCCCAAGAGCCTCACGGACATGCACATTGAGAGCATCCTTCGCGACTACGAATGGCGCGAGCCTGTGCCCGTCCAGGACTTGGTCTACGCCAAGCAGCGCTGCGCGTTCTTCCTCGCGCGTGAGCAGGCGATGGGCGTCGACCAAGACGACCCCGGCCTCGACATGCTGCGCACCTACGAGCAGCGCGTGACCGAGATTCTCACGCAAGCAGAGGCAGCGATGCAGCCGCCACAGCCTACCGCGCCCATGCCGCAGCCTGCGGATATGGCGCCAATGATGCCAGCGCAGGCATAGGAGACCCATGGACGAACGACTTGAAGCAGGACTCGCATCGCTGAACGCCAGTGCCACGCCACCCGAGGCGCCCCCTGTTGAACCGGAGGTGACCGAAGCGCCTACGCCACCGGCGCCTACTCCAGTGCAACCAGCAGCGACGCCAGCGCCAGACCGCGAAGCAGCAGAGCGCGCGGTGCAGGCCCGCTTCCAAGCTACGCAGGCCGCTCGCGCCACCGAGGAGCGCAAGGCCCTCGAAGCAGAGCGCGCGTCCCTCGCCGCTGAGCGTGCCGCCATCCAGCGCGCGAAGGACTCCGAAGCGCTGCTCAAGAACGACCCGCTCGCGTTCTTCCGTGCGCATGGCCTCGACCCGAAGGAGGTGCTCGCGCGCGTCGAGCAGGCTGACCGCATCAGCCCTGTTGTCGCAGCGCGCCTCGACCCACTCGCCAAGCAGAACGAAGCGCTCGCCGCGAAGGTTGCCGAGCTTGAACAGAAGCAGCAGGCATATCAGGCGCAGCAGGCGCAGCGTTCCTACGAGTCGGCGATGCACGAGTTGACGTCCACTGCGAGGCAGCAGGGTTTCGAGCTTTTGCAGGACCACATCGAGAATGGCCTTGACGAGGCGTATCTCAATCAAGTAGCAACTGAGGTGTATGCGAAGAACCCACATGCCCGCCCTGCGGATGTGGCCTCCGCAATGAATGAAGGCCTCAAAGCAGAGGCAAAGCGGTTCATCGAAAGACACCGCTCGTTGTTGGGTGAGTTCACCCCGCCAGTGGCAACACCGGCAACAGCGACAAAGGCCAGCGCGGCGCCCCCAAAGGTGACCATCACGCAGGCCGTCGCATCGCAAGCGAGCAGCGGTCTCCCCAAAGAACTGACCGCAGACGAGCGCCTTGAACGCGCCGTTGCGATTTTCTCCGGCAAGCCCGGATGAACAGGTGAACCATGGTAGCTCTCAGTATGGCGAACTTCAACAACGCCATGAAGACGATGTACGCGCCCGGCGAGATTCCGAAGCTGGGACTCTACGACCACCCTCTTCTTGCGATGATCAAGAAGAACACCAAGTGGGGCGGCGAAAGCTACAAGCAGCCCATTCAGTACGCGAACAACGTTGGCCGCAGCGCCACGCTCACCGCAGCGAAGTCGGCATCCGGCAACGCGAAGTTCGGCCAGTTCGTCATCCCCCTGGCGAAGAAGGACTATGCCGTCATCCAGATTGACGGTGAAGTCGTGCGCTCTTCGACGATGGGCGATGCCACGAGCTACCTGACCGCTCGCAAGAGTGAAATCGATGCGTCCTACGAGGGCCTCTACTCCTCGCTCGGCAACGCGCTCTACCGCAACGGCGGTGGCGCGAAGGCTCGTGTCGGCACCTTGCCCGGCGGCAACGTCATCACCTTCACGAACTCGAACGACGTCGCGTTCTTCGAGGTCGGCATGGTGCTTCAGGCGCAGACCACGGACGGCACGTCGGCTGGCACGCTACGCGTCGGCACGATGACGGTTACGGCCGTCAACCGCGACGAGGGCGCATCGAGCATCACCTGCGGTGGTGGCACCGTGGCGGCATTGGCCGTCAACGACTACCTCTTCCAGAACGGCGACATCGGCCTGAAAATCACGGGCCTCGACCGCTACATCCCCGCAACGGCGCCCACCGACACGTTGTACGGGGTGAACCGCGCGCTCGACTCCTCGCGCCTCGGCGGCTTGCGTTACAACGCGTCGCTCCCGCTCTTGGAGACCATCCAGCGCTCGCGCGCGTACGCGGCGAAGAACGGTGCGAAAATCACGCACTACTTCATGCACCCCGACCGTTGGGCCGACCTTGAGTTGCAGCTCGACAACAAGGCGACCACGGACCTCAAGTCGGCTGACGAGAAGTTCGGCTACACCGCGCTCTCCGTGCGCACGCCCGCAGGCGTCGTGCCGGTCATCGCCGACGCTGACTGCCCCATCGATGTGTGCTGGGGCCTGAAGCTCGACGACTGGACGCTCCTCTCGAAGGGCGAGTGCCCCGGCCCCATCGACCACAGCGAGGGTGGCCAAGGCAACTACTTCAAGATGATGGAGGGCGAAGACACGGTAGAGGGCCGCATCGGCTACTACGCCGAACTCGCCTGTCGCGCTCCTGGCAACAGTATCCGCGTGGCGGTGTAGTCATGAGTTCGTGCAACTCAGTCCAAAACTTCGGGCCTGCTCTCACGAACGTTATCGTGACGTTTGCGGTGGGCGCGTCCGGGGCCGTCCCCGCTGCATCCACGTGGCGCGGCTCGAACAAGGGCGCCATCACGGTCACGCGCTCGGCGGCAGGGCAGTACACTGTCGTGTGGGACCAGCGCTTCAAGGGTCTCCTCGTCCACGTGAACGCGATGGTTCGTGTTGGCGTCACGTCTGGAAACCCAACCATCACACAGGGCGTTGCGGTTGGTCTCCCTGACCGCACGCAGACCGGCGCGACCGCTCGCACGGTGAAGTTCTCAACGTTGACCAGCGGCGCCGTCGCGGACCTCGCATCGGGCAGCGAAATCACCATCGTCCTCTCTTTCCAAGAGACCAGCGTTTAAGGACTCACGATGCACTCAGTGTCTCTTTTGGCGCTACGCGACCGCGTGCGCGTCACGACCGACACTGAGGGTGCTCAGCGTCCAACCGATTCGCAACTCAACGAGATGCTGAACGGCTCCATTCGCTCGCTCTTCGCAGGGCTTGCGGATGGGGCTTCCTCTCTTTTGCTTAGCGTCGACACTGCAACGATGACCGCTGGGACGACTGGCATCACGCTCTCTGCGGCGGTGTGGCAACTACGCTCCGTGACGGTCATCCTCGCGGACGGCACGCGTCGCGACCTCGACCCGTTTCAGACGCTTGAGCGCAGCGACATCCTCAACAACGACTTGCCGGAAGGCCCATGGTACTACCGCCTTGCGGGAATCCTTGGTGGCGCGCCGCAGCTCGAAATGCTCCCATCGCCGTCAGCAGACGCGACGATTGAGTACTACTTCATCCCAACGCCAACCATCCTAGGCTCTGATGCTGACCTCCTGCATTGCCTTCCAGGCTGGGACGCGTGGGTCGTCTACGACACGACCATCCAAGTGCTCGGCGCCGAAGAAACAGATGTGAGCGTGTGGATGGGCATGCGCGACCAAGTTTGGCAGCGTGAGATCGTGCCTGCGACGAAGAGCCGCGACTCGTTCAAGCGCAAGCGCGTTGTGCGGGTGCGTCGATGACGTTCGCTCGCCGCGTTTCACTTACGCGCACGGGCCTTCCTGACCACGACAAGACGCTTGACGTCGCGCAACGAGGCTTCGACCAGATGCGTCAAGATGTGAATGCGCTGGGGACGTCCAGCGGCGTCTATGCGGCCACAGCGTCGGATTGGGCCACTCCTGCGCCGACAACGAAGGACGAAGCTATCACGCGCCTCGCAGCAGCGGTTGCAGGCCTACTCGGAACGCCAATCCCATGACGCTGCAACGACAGGTTGTCTCGGTTCCTATCGGCTCTGGCCAAGCGGACGACAAGGCGCGCGCCCTCGTCGAAGGCAACGAGCTTGCATCCAACATCCGGTTCCCGCGCACGGGCATCGCTGGCAAGAGCTACTCGATGGACCTGAAGCCTTCGACGGGCTTGCCGGGTTCGACGGGACAAATCGTCTCCGTGGCCGAGGCAGACGGCACTACCGTCGCGAAGACGACGAAGGGCACCTTCACCTTCGACACCGTTTCTGCACTGTGGCGCGAGACGAACGAGAACGCGCCAATCCCCTCGGCGACGCTCGTTGACCCGCTTGTGCGTGGTGGCGACGACGTGTTCAACGTCGACATCGCAATCGTCGCTGACGTGATGTGTGTCGTGTACGCGAAGGCCGCACGCGATGGCACCGGCGCGCTCACGTCGATTGGCACTTACGCGACGTTCTTCGATGTTGCGGACGGCGCTCTGCGCATCATCTCGGGCCCTACGCTTGTCACCGGGTTCGTTCAAGGGCGTGCGTACGTGCTGGGCGTGGAAACAGGCTCCTCGACGCGACGCTTCACCATCGTCGGGCAGACGCAGTCGAATCGCATCGGCTTCGCGGACTACACGCTATCGTCTGGCACCTACACATTCGGCAGCGCAGCGGACTTCACGGGCACGTACTCCAGTGGCGCCAAGTTCGGGTGCACGGTCAACGGCGGCGATGTCTACGTCGTGTTCCCAACCGGAGCCTCCACAAGCATCCTCCACCTCAAGAGCGACAGTGGCAACGCCTCGCTTGTTGACGCCTCCTATGCGTTGACGACTGTCTTCTACGACGCTTCAGCAAGTCGCGTCATCTGCGCGAACTTGATACCCAATGTGCGCCTTTGCGCTGCCAACCTTTCAGGCTCGTTTGGCTCGTGGTCGACCGCTGGGTGGGCCGTCACTGCGCCTACGCGCGTCGCGCTTGCTCGCTGGGACTCCACGCGCACCGCTGTGCTCATCAGTGCCGATGGCCCTGGCGCACCCTTTGGGACCACGACGCAGGTGTGGGGCACCGAAGTGCACGTCTTCGAGACGAACGGCACCTTCGCCTACAAGTTCCACCTCGCCAACACATTCATCTTCGGAGAGCCACGCTACATCAGCAGCTGGGGCGAGAGCGTCTACGTGCTCCGCGCTGGCACTGAGCCACGAACTGGGCGCATCGTGCGCATGGGCGACAACGCGGGCGGCACGGCGGCAATCGTGCGCGTGGCGTGCGCGTTCTCGTCGGCTGTCTACGAAGACATCAACGTCGGTTCGTACAAAATAGGCCAGTCGCACACGTGCGTTGACAGCAGCGGCGCGCTGTTTTTCGGCTACCATGTGGCGACTGGTCCAGCCGAACTAGCAGACGGGGACGTGCGTGTTGACCTCGTGCGCTCGCAAGTCGCGAACCCCCCGCCAACGCGAACGGTGAGCGCAAACTCAACGCGGCTCTTCGGTGATGGCGCTGGCGTGTCGATGGCAGGTTCCAACCTGTCTGCGATGCTCACGCTTTCACGTGGCGACGCGCCGATCATCACGGGTATCATCACAACTGGCGCTGGTTTGAACACGCTTGCGACCTCGTCAGAGGTGTTCATCCGCTTCGCGTGGGTATGGGTCGACCAATACGGCAACGAGCACCGAGGGGCGCCCACGCCGTACGTCAGCGATGCGAACCCGCTTGGCAACGGCGGGTGCTCGTCCCACGCGTTCGTGGGCACGGCGCCGTCTCCCTACAGCCGCCTCGTCGCAGTGCCGCTTCCTCCGCTCGCCGAGATGGTCCTCTACCAGGAGCGCGGCGTCGACCTCTACCTCGACGTGTTCCAGGCGGCGTTCGACAACCCAGAAGCTGAAGCGCTGACCGTTCGGCTCAAGCCCAAGCGCTCCACCACATGGCTCGACTGTGTGCTTGTGTACTTCACGCGAGGGCAAGGCGTCGACGCGAACCCGGAATACAACGTGACGCCATTTTCGGTGTACGTCACCACGCTCAGCGCTGGGCCTCTGCCATGGTTCGCAACGGAACTGGAGACGTCGGCGCCGCCCGCTGTGCTCGACATCACAAGCACGCAAAACAGGCTTTGGGCGCTCAGCGCTGAGAAGCGCAACACGGTGCTCCCCTCGAAGCCAATCCAGCCAACCGTTGCGCCTGAGTTCGCGACCGAGTTGGAGTTCATAGTTCCAAGCGAAGGCGGCGACTGTGTGGGCATCGCTGCCATCGACGACAAAATCATCGTCTTCAAGCAACGCCGCATCTTCATCGTCTCTGGCTCGCCCGGCGATGCACTTGGCGAAGGCTCTACGCTCCAGTCGCCGCAAATGCTCTCTGGTGACGTCGGGTGCGTCAGCGCGCAGTCCATCGTCGAGGGTCCGTTCGGCGTCGCATTCCAGTCGCAGCGCGGCTTCTACACGCTCGACCGCAGTCTCGCGCTGCGATTCATCGGAGACAAGGTGCAGACGGCCACCACGGGGCGATTCTGCGGCGTCCTCGTGCCTGACCAGTCTGAAGTCCGATGGCTTGGTGCGACGAGCGCGTGGCTGGGCTCATGGGCGGCTACGGGGCTCATGGTCGTGTGGGACTTCCTTCGAGACCAATGGTCGACGCGTCAGTGCGCTGACACCACGCATCACGCAGTCATCGGCGACAGCGTTGTGGGCGCAGCAGGCACCGTCGTCAGCGAAGAGGCGCGCGCTGACTGGACCAACGCAACGCACCTCCAGTCGCTCAAGACGGCGTGGTTCAAGGTAGGCGGCATCGCTGGGTTTCAGCGTGCATGGCGCGCAACGCTCCTTGCGTATCACTTCACCGGGCACATCCGCGTGACCGTGTTCTACGACTACGCCACGATTCCCACTGAAGAGCATCGATGGTACGAGGCGGACCTCATTGCGATGCGAAACAGCGACGGGCGCGTGCTCTTGTCGCTTCGTCCAAACATCCAGAAGTGCGCCGCAATCCAGTTCAAAATCGAGGAGTACCTGACGCTTGGCGAGGTCATCGGGGAGAACCCTGCCGCGACCCCAGGACGGGGCCACGAGATTATCTCAGTCGACCTAGAAATTGGCGTAAAGTCTGGCACTGTGCGTCGTGCGCTCAGCGCCTCAGCAAAAAGGTGATCCATGGCTCTCGGTTTTGGTACGCAACCAGTCAGCGCATTGGCGAGCCTCGCAGGCGGCCAGGGCGTCTATGCGCGCGACATCTTGCAGAACGCCAGCCGTCAACGGCAGATGACGCAAGCGCAAGCGCAAGGCGACATCCGAGGTCTCGTCGGGCAGGGTGCAAACCCCTTCGCTGCGCAGCGTCAGGCGGGGCGTCAGCGCTTCCAGGCGCAGGCGCAAAACGCCGTCAACACGAACAACGCGCTTGAGCAGCGCTTCCAATCGTTGAACCAACAGGCCGACCAAGAGCGCATCGCACAAGAAGCGCGTGGGCGTCAGATGCTCGGAAGCATGCTCCAGACGGCGGGCAGCGTCGCAAGTCTCATCCCTGGCGTGGGCACCGCTGTCGGTGGTGGCGCGCAGGCTGTTGGCGGCATGCTCGGCGGTGGTGCTCCACAGGGCGGCGGCATCGGCGGCGCAGTGCAGGGCCTCATGGGTGCAGCGAGCGGCCAGCCGCAACAGGCGCCCGCACAGGCTCCGCAGGCCCCTGCGATGGCGCCTCCGCGCACGCAAGCGGAGTACGACTTCCAGCAATCGCTGCCAGCCCAGCAACAGCAAGCGGCGCAAGCTGCGCACGCCAACTTTGCGGACCAGCTTCGGCAGCGCCGAGAGAGTCTCTTCGCCCCCACTGGCCAAGGTGGCGCGTGGTGGAGGAACGGCCAATGAATGAGCCACGCTTCCGCCCGCGCGTTGTGCGCCCTCGTCGCGGCGCACCTGCGCCAGACTTTGCCGCGTTCCAAGACACGCCGACAGCTGAAGCGGCGCAGCGTGCAGCGCTCGAACAAGCGCGCTTGAATGCAGGCGTCCCCGCATCGCCTACGCCACCAATCCAACTTGAGGCCGTGCGCATGCCGCGCCTTGCTGTGCCACGCCAAGCCACGCAGCGGCCATTTGAGGGGCAGCCGTTCGTCCAGCTTCCCGCTGAGATAATCGGCAATCAGCGCACCCCAGCGAACCTTGCGGCGCAAGCGTCGATTAGCACGCAGATTCCAAGCGACGCGACAGCCGACGAGCTTCGCGCGATGGGACTCGACGAGCAGTCTGTCGCTCGATACGCATCCGACATCCACACTCCCCCAGGCGCGCGCGTTGCGCCGAGCGCCGCTGATGCTGTGCGCCACCTTTCCGCGATGACTCCAGCACTGCCTGACGGACTGTCGCACTCATCGCGTGCGCCGCAGGCCGTTCGTGGCCCCATGGGCATCCCATCGATGCCGACGCCAGAGCCGACGTCAGCTGACGTCGACCGCAACTACGCGGTGCGCGATGGTGCGCTCATCCCGCGCGCACAACCGACGAGCATTCCAGAGGGTTACGCGGTTACGTCCGACGGGCAGGTGCTGCCACGCGCAGAACCCATCCCGGCGTCGTTCATGCCCACGGAGGTGGCCAGCGCTCCGCGGGATGGCGGCATGTCGCAGTACGCGCCGGGCCTTGTCGCTGGCGCTCCGCAGTTCGAGCACGACATCGTCGCAGGCCCCGTCCAGATGGAGACGGCAGGCACCGTCGAGATGGGCGCGCCACGCAACATTCGCTCGCTTGCGCCACGCGTAGGCGTCCCTCGTCGCCAGACTGCGCCCTACGTCGCAGGCCTCCCGAACGCGCCAGGTGGCACCGCTGAGATGCCGTCCGCGCTCGCGCCCAACGGCGTCGACGCACTGATGAACGGCAGTGGCATGCGCACGCCGCAGCGCTCCCCGCTCGACACGCAACGCGACACGCTTGCGCTCAACGTTCAATACGCACAGCAGCGTGCACAGGACGCGCAGGCGGCAGGCGAGGGTATCGCCGACGTCGAAATCGCACGGCAACGGCGCCTTGAGCAGAACGAGAACGACCGGCGCATGGCCGAGGGTCGCGCACGTCAAGCGGTGCAGCGCGCAGCAGACCGAGCAGCAGCGATTCGCATCGACCCATCGCGCGCAATGCAGGGTGCCAGCGGCATCGCCAACGTCATCGCTGTCGTCTTGGGCGGCATCGGCAGCGGCGTGTCTGGCGGCCCGAACCAGGCGCTCGCGATGGTCCAGCAGAACATCGAGCGCGACCTCGCAGCGCAGCGCACGGACCTCGACACTGCACGCAACGCAGTCGGCGACCAGCAGAACATCCTCGCGAACGTGCGGCAGGAGTTCCAGTCGCGCGACGCGGCCGACAACGCCTATCGCGAGAACGCACTTCGCCAAGCAGCGGCGCAAGTCGAGATTCAAGCGCAGCGCACGAACGGTGCCGAAGCTGGCGACCGGGCGGGCAACCTTCGAGAGCAGCTTTCCAACGCAGCGGATGAGGCTCGCGCGGCGGCAGAACGCGCTGAAATGGAGTTCCTTCTCTCGGCGGGCAACACCGAGGCGCAGATTCGCCTTCGCAACGCGCAGGCTGGCTACCAGGAAGCGCAAGCGGGCAGCCTCCAGCAGCAGATGGCGCGTCGAGCAGCGGCAGCGATGCGCGGACGTGCGCCGTATGGAAGCTGGGAGGAGTGGACGCGGCTCACGCCAGCACAGCAGGCGACGCGCATGGAGAACGCGCAGAACGCGCAGTTGACCGGCACGCCCACGGCAGACGCCCTGGCGCTCTCTGGCGTCCCACAGGGCGGGCTCCAAGGTGAGCGTGCTCCCGTAGAGAACGGCGCGCGCATGGCACCACCAGGCGCAGGCGGGCGGGTCGACTCGATTGAACTTGGGCGCCAGTTGACGAATGCGAACACGCTGATTGCAGGTGGGATGCCCGCTCAAGAGGCGAACGTGCGCTCGGGGCTTCCTCCCGGGACGATTCAACGCATGGCGCTTCCTGCTGAGTTGGCGGCGCGCGCGAACGTCGTCGACGCGAACCTTCGGGAGTTGGAGGACGTGGTTGCGGCAGGGGGGGACGTCCCGGGGTTTGGCATCTTCGACGGCAGACTCCCAGACTTCGCAACGCCAGAAGGCGCACGCCTCCGACGAAGCGCGGACTCCCTCGCTGACGCGCATCAGCGCATGATGTCGGGCGCAGGTGGCGCTGTTCAAGAAGTGCAGTTCTATCGCGACTTGCTCCGAGGCGACGGCACCGAGGAAGGCCTACGCATTGGACTTGAGACGATGCGGCGCGAGATGAACTCCGTGCTCGGCAACACAGCTGGCATCGGCTCAAACGTCCAGGCCCAAGACAACGTTGCCGCACAACTTGGCATCGCTCCTCGCGCAGAAACGCCAGTGCCGACCACGAGTGAGCCCGCACGCCAGCGGGTGCCGCTCATTCGCGCGCGCTCGTCTGGGTCAGGCAGGAACCTGGAATGAACCCTGAAGAACTCGCAGCGCAAGCGGAGGCACAGGCTTCCGCCTCAGCCGTGGCACCGCAAACCGTTCCCATGGTTGGCGTTGACGGGCGCGTGTACGACGCGACGCCAGAGCAAGCGCAGGCGATGCTCGATGCGCGCTCTTCATCGGGCGCACAACTCTTCCACCCAGAGACGCCAGACGAGGCGGCTGCACGGCAGGCGCGCATCGACTACGGCGGCATCGGCGGACAGGTGGCGTCAACGGTGGCTGGGTTCACCGCTGGCATCCCAGGCCTCGCAAGCACCATCGCGCAGTCAGCAGACCTCGCGCATGAACTCACTGACACCCCAGCAACGAACTACTATCGCGACCTTCGCAGCGCGAACCCAAACGCGTTCTTTGGTGGTGAGATGGCGGGCGCAGTTCTGCCCGCACTGCTCACCGCTGGCGAAAGCCTTGCAGCAAACGTGGCCGAGCGTGGCGCTTTGGGCATTGCCGGACGCACGCTCGCTGCCCCTGGGCTCATCGTTGAGAACCTTGGCACCGCAGCGGAGGGCCTTGCTGCGCGCCAGTTTGCGGCGGGCTCCATTCGCCAAGCTCTCGCGCGAGGCGTTGCTGGTGGCGCTACAGAGGGGGCCCTGGGGGGCCTTCAAAACGCGCTCAACGAGGACGCTTTCGGCAACCGCCCGCTGACCGTGGAATCGCTCCTCACTGACGTGGGCATGGGGGCGCTGCTTGGCGGTGCGACTGGCGGGCTGCTCTACGGCGGCGGCGCGACCCTGCGCAACGGCGCACTGCGGCTCTCGCGTCCTGTGCGCGAAGCTGTTGGCGACGTCGCATCGCGTGCGTGGCGCGCTTCGCAGGGCTTTGACTTGGAGGAAGGTGTCGCGGACCTCTACGAAGCTGCTAACAACCAGATGGCGCGCGCATCGTCGCTCATCACCGGTGGCAACGAAGACTTCATCCGCACCATTGGCAATGCGCGCAGCGCAGCGGGCCAGCGCATTCGTCGAGACGTGCTCTCGTTGGGCCAGCCCGACCAAGACATTTTCGAGCGTGCGACACGCCAGATTCTGCGCGACGTTGATGCGGCCGAGGGCGTCAGCCAGGAGGTGCTCGAAGGGTGGGCAGTCAAGCGTGGGCTCATCGAAGAGCAGGTGAGTGACGCGCGCGTCCTCGACCAAGTGAACCTCGCCCGTCGCGTGGCGCAGGAAGCGTCTGACATGAGCAGGGCCGTCGTCGACGACGTGCGGCTTTACGAGGGCGGCCAGGGCATCGCAGCGCGGCGCATCCAAGGTCACGCTGACGCGGTGCGCGAGATGATTGACCGCAGCGCAGCGAGCGGCGCACCCACGCGTCAGATTGCCGCTGACATGTTCGAGGCAATGGACCAACTCAAGCGGCGCATTGGTCGCGAGATTGGCCCGCTCCCGCCGAACAGCGCGCTTCGTCGAGACATGCAGACCTTCTACGACGACGCCATCCGCGTGCCGCTCGAAGACGAGGGTATGTGGGGCCGCATCGCGAACACGCAGCGCGACGTCAACGAGGCCTACACAAACCACCTCACGTGGCGCAACAACTTCCGGCGCGCTTTCCTCGCCGAGGGCGACCGCGACCCAGCGAGTGCGTGGCGTCGCGTGATGGAGATGAACTCGTCGCCGACTGACGCGTTCGTGCGCTCCGCTGGCACTGCAGCGAACGACACCCGCGAGCGAGTCTTCCGCGAGTCTCTTGCGGCGCACGCAGAGCTTCTCGACCGCATGGCCGACAACACGGGCATGGACATCGAGAAGGCCGCTCGTGCTCGCGCAGGCGCCGCAGCAGCGCGACAAGCCATCACGAACTTCGACGAGATTCTCGGCCGCGTCAAAGCCGTCAATCAGTTTCGTGCGCTCGAATCTGGCACCGGCGTCGAACGGGCCCTCGCTGCGCAGGCTGTAGGCTTCTTTGCTGGTGGCCCTCTTGGTGTCGTCGCTGCCACAGCACTCGCCAACCCCGCGATGCGAGCGCGTGCACTTGGCGCCATCGAGCGCGCTGCGGCACGCACAAAGGGGCGCCTGCGTGAAGGCGTGGGCTCCTACATCCGCAAGAGCATCGACGCATCACGTGAAGCCATCGAGAACCGCTTGGCGCCCGCCGCGCGTCGAGGAGCGGTGCAGGCCCGTAGCGCCGCTGAGCGTGCGCGCGTGGCCACGCGACGGTTGACGTCGATGGTTGCGTTGTCCGAGTACGAGAAGACCGCTGCGGAGGCGCAGGAGCGCGCGCAGGACCCTCTTGCGCTCATGCGTCGGCTTGAAGCGCAGACAGAGGACATGCACGAGGTCGCGCCGCAGACTCGCAACGAGATGGTGCAGCTTGGCGTTCGCGGTGCGCAGTTCTTGGCGACGAAGGTTCCGCGCGAGTCGGCGCCGCTCGGCTCTGCGCTGCCCACCATTGCACGCAGGCTCCCGCCAAGCGTTCCAGACCGTGCGCGCTTCCTTCGCTACGCTCGCGCCGTCTACACGCCGCTGACGATTGTCGACGACCTCGAAACGGGCCAACTCACGCCTGAGAGCGTCGAGGTGATGCGCACGCTTTACCCTGAGATGCACGCGTGGATGGTGCAGTCCGCACAGGAAGCACTCATCGAGCATGCGCGCGCTGACGACGTGCTCCCGTACTCGACGCGCCTTGCGCTCGGCTCGCTTATGGGCTTCGAGTCGGACGCTTCGCTGACGCCTCGCTCCATCGCCTTGACACAAGCGGCGATTTTGAGTCAACCTCAGCAGCAGAACGCACCCTCACCTACACGCGCGCCCACACGCTCACAGAGCAGCGCGCTTTCGGCCTTGACCCAAGGCACGCCCCTTCAATCACAGCGCGCGGAGTCGAGACGATGAAATACGGCGGAGCAAGCGAAAGCGCATACAACCTCCTTCGGTGCAGTGGCGCGAACGGCTACGGTGCGTTGCAGGATACTGGCGTTGGCACATCCGGGGCCGCGTTCGATGTCACAGCAGCAAAAGGAAGCAAGATTCGCATCGCGCTCTCCGCGCCCGCGAAGATTCGCTTTGCGCCCATCGTTGCAGGCGTTTCTGCGGTGACCACGTTCGATGCGACTGACGCGTTCTCATTCCCCGGAACGCTGACGGCTGGGCTCCTGCTCGAAGCTGGCCTGTACGAGCGCGATGTTCCTGTGCCCAGTGATGGCGAGACGGGCATCAACCTCATCGTGGCGACGGTCTCGGGCACGGTCGACGTGGGCATTGAGTTGGCATGAGGCGCGAGCGCGACAGACGCACGCGGACGCAGCGCGTTTCGTACCCGCTGCCCGTATCGGGCGCCTCGTGGGCGTATGACTTCACCAACGCCAACACGCTCGCCATCGTCAACGGGCGCATCGCATACGCCGAGGACGTGACCGCGTCACATCGCCCCTTCGTGTCAAGCACGCGTGATTGCCGCCCTGCGTTTGACACGTCGGGCGCATTCTCCTTCGCCAAGTTCACGGGCTCCACGACGCATGACACTGGGCTAATCGCTCCACTCTCCGCACGCGTCGACGAGCAGTCGTTCACGTTCGTATTCGCATGGCGAAGTGCTGTCTCTGTGCAGCACCCGGTTGTCTCGAACTTTGCGATGCCAGTGTCTCCGAGCGGAGGTGGCACGTCGGTATATTTCGGCAAAAACACAGGCCCCGCGCTCTTTGCGTACCAGGCATCCGAGCCAACAAATCCATCCATCACGTCGGCTGGGTATGGGGCCGGATGGATCGTTGCGATGTGGCGCCAGAACGCCCAAGTGAGCCGGTCCATCTTCGTCGATGCGACCGAGACCGTAGGCGCCGCGTACTCACGAGATCGCGCCTTCCTCGATATGCTCCAATGGTGCCGCGAGGGCACGAGCGCGACCGATGTTGACGTCGCCTTCGCGGCGTGCTTCCCGCGCGACTTGACCGTGGGCGAGCGCGCCACAATGCGCACTTACGCAGCGTCCAAAGTCGGGCGGGTACTCTGATGCTGATGTGCAATCTCGGCACCTCCTTGGCCACCGCGCGCGCGAAGGTTCGCGCCATCAACTACGCCCTCGGACTCCCTCGCGTGGTGCCATCGCCAGGCCGCTTCGTTGCCAGTCAATACGCCGTCGAGTCGAGCGCTGTGCGCCTGCTCTATCGCACGAGCGATACGAGTTACTACATCCGGTGGACGACCGATGTTGCCAGCGTCGCAGGCGTCACGAACAGCGTCACGCTTCGCGACGGCACGACCGAAAGCGTCATCACGCCAGCGAGCGACACGGGAGACGTGGCGAGCGCGACGGTTCTCGGGATGACCGATCAAGGCGCCGACTATATGCAGCGAATCGCAGGCGCCGCTCGCATCATGCTGTGCGGCGACTCGTGGACAGTCGGCACCGCTGACCCCGACCTGCTCGGCTACCGCGTCCCGCTCTCCACGCTGATGACCAACACGCTGCAGGTAGGCATCGCAACGTCAGGCTCGTGGACGCAGGCGCATTGTGGTTTCGCGGGTGCGCAGGTCACCGGTATCCAGTTCGCCATTGAAAACCGTGTGTGGGCGCTACGTCAGCCCGACGCTGAGCCGCACGTGTGCGTTATTTTTGCGGGCCTCAACGATGTGCTGACATCCGCGAACGACGCCGCAGCGGTCGCAAAAGCGGGAAACGTTGGCACCTTCATCACGTATCTGCGCACGACGTTCTCAGGCGCTCGCGTGCTGCATGTGCGCATCCCGACGTACACGGGCACGCCAGGTGCGCCGACAACCACAACGCGCATCGGCCTGTACAACGCCGCCGTGCAGACCGTGCTTGACGCGCATGCCGCGCACGCTGACGGCTCGCTGACACGTGTCGACCTCACGAGCACGTTGACGGACCCTGCGGACCTTGGCGACGCTGTGCCGCACCCAAGTGTCGCGGGCTTTGCGAAGCTCGCGGCCGCGCTTGCTCCCGCTGTCACGGCAGCGATCGGGACGAGGGTCTGATGCCCGAAGCGCTCACATCGCTACTCGCGATTCCCGCTGTCGGCGCTGCCCTCGCGGGCTTCGTCGTCGTCGTCTCGAAAGCGCTTGAGCGCCGCTCCCGATCGTGGACCGCAACGCTCAACGCGAAGGCTGCGCTGCTCGACGCGGAAGCGCAGAAGCTGCTCGCAGAAGCGCGTGTGAGGGAGTCGCAAGCGCGCATCACCGAGAGCGATGCGACCGCATTGCGCGACGCCTTCGCTGCCGCCCGCAAAGAACTCGCGGACGCGCGCGAAGAGATTCGCAACGTGCTCCAAGCGAACGAAGAGGAACGCCTCGGACGCGCTCGCGCCGAAGAGACAGCGATGCAGATGCACCGTGATTTTCATGCGTTCAAAGACGAAGCGCGCGCTGGGCGCGTGCCCCGACACACGCCCCCAAGCTTCGCACGATTCGACAACACACAGCCCTACGGAGTCACCCGATGAAACTCGAAATCCGCTGGCCCACCGTGGCCCTCGTCGCCGTCGTGTGCGCCTTCCTCGGCGGCATCTTCTGGCTCGCGCCTCCCGAGTCGCAGGCCGTCCTCGTGGGCATTCTCGCGATGTTGGGCACAGCTGGCGCCGCTGTGATGCGCGCTGCCTTCGGTGCGCCTGAAGCCGCGAAGCCGAAGCGCATCGAGCTACCGCGTGACGATGACGACGACGACCCCGGCGCAGGCGGCGAGGTGCTCGCAGATGGCCCGCCCACGGTGCCGCAGCGCCGCAGTTCAGCGCGTCACACCATGCTCGCCATCATCGGGGGCCTCACGCTCTCGACGCTCTCCGCGTGCTCGCCCTCCGCGCTTCAGACGCACGCGACAATCGCGCTCGTCGCCTCGCACACCCTCGAGGTCACCCGCGCCTCAGCGCTTGCCACGTGCGCCGCTCTCCGCGACACGTGCGCCGCTGACGCTGCCTGCATCGAGCGCGCACGCACGAACTGCCTCGCGGTCGCTGACGCACAGGACATCACTGTCGCAGCCGTCGCGACGTACATCGACGGCATCGAACTCGCCGCGCTCGCCGACGAAGGCCGCGTGATGGAGGCGTTGCGTCTCGCTCTCGAAGCCGCGTCGCGCGCATGGGCCTCGCTGGGCGAACGCCTTGCGGTGGTTGGCATTGCGCTGCCTTCGCTTGGGGGTGTCCAGTGAGCCCGCAAGCCATCGTTGACCTCCTCCTCTCGCTGCTCCCCGTCGTCGCGTCAATTGCGCCCAGCGTCTACGCCGCGCTTTTCGGCACCGCGACCGTCGAGTCCATGACGACGCGCGCACGCGAAGCCCTCGCGAAGGCAGGCGGCACCCGCGCTGCGATGGAGGCGCTTTTCGAGCCGCACCCCGCAGTCGTCGCCGTCGTGCAGAAGTCGCCGCAGGTCAGCGCGCACATGAGCGACCGACTGCGCAAGCTGTCACTGTCGACGAGCCTCACCGCTGAGGACCGCGACGTTCTCGAAAAGAGCGCTGCGCTCATCGCGTCGGCAGTCGCGCACAGCGAGACGCTTGCGCCTGCGCCTTCGGGCACGTGGGGCGAGCCGAAAGAGGGGGACTGATGCGCTCCAGCGGCTCACGAGTGCAGCTCCATGCAGCAGTGCGCGAAGATGTTTCGTGCGCCGTAGCGGAGCGCGCTGACGACGCCTCCGACATCTACTTCGAGGGCGCCTGGTTCAGCGATCGCGCGCTTCGTGCTGAGCGCATCTTCCTCGGCGGATACGGGCGCCACGTGCGCCGTCGGTTCGCCGAAGCGAAGACGTCGCCATTTGCAGTGTTGAGGGCGGCATGACCACGAAGCCCCTCAAGGTCGGCGACCGCGTCGTCAATCGTGACGGCGTGACGCTCGTGGTGCGCGCCATCTACGCGGCCAAGCGGGGCGGCGTCGCCGAGGTCGCGCTGCGCAGCGTCGATGGGGCGATTGATTTCCTCTCGGACTCTCGACGCGTCGAGAAATGGGAGCGCGCATGACCCTCCCTCGCGGCATCATCCACGGCGGACGTGTGCTCTCGACGCGCTTCGATCGCGTGCTGCGTGACCCCGCTGCGATGTGGGCGAAGGGCCGCGAGACGAGGCCGCGCAAGCTTCCCGTTGACCTCCACGTGTCGCACTGGACGGCGGGCCCAGCGCGCGAAGGGCTGGACGCAGGTCGGCGCCTCTTCGATGCGATGGAGGCGCGCAAAGGCCAAGACGGTGAGCGTGACCTCACGGTCAGCGTAAACTTCTCCGTCTCATGGGATGGGCTCATTTTTCAGCACCTCGACTTGCGTACATGCGCCGCCGTCCACGTCGGACGGCGCGACGTGATCGAGCGCAGTATTGGCACTGAGTTTTCGTGGCCTGGGCTCTCAAAGCTGGCGCTAAAACTTGGCTACGAGCACACGCCAGAGTTGCGCACGTGGGGCTCGCGGCGTGTCGAGTGCATGCCGCCAAGCGCCGCGATGCTTGAGGCCGCGCGCTGGCTCTTCGATGCGCTCGCGTCCCTCGGCGAAGAGACCGATGGTGAAGTGTGCATCCCTCGAATCGCAGCACCACGAGAGCGCCTCAGCGTGCGCGAGATGCGCGCGTTCCGCGGTTTCGCCGAGCACGGCTCGATGCCAGGCAGCACCAAGGTTGACGCGATGGGCTACATGCTCGACTTGATTTGAGCGTCTCGGGCGTGAGGGAGAGTGCGGCGGTCATGTCGCGCCCTCGCGCCCTCGCAGTGACGCGTCCCACGCGGCGTACTCCGCGCGGTCGCGAGCAAGGCACGCGAAGCAATACTGCCCGCTGCCGAGCGTCTGCGGGCGCTCGTCGCACTTGATGCAGTTTGGGCGCATGGCGCGAATCGCGCGGATGGCGGTGGCGAGCTTGGCGCGCGTGTCTCGGCGCGCTGCCAACTCGTCAGTAGCCCACTGCCGCTTGGCATTCTTCCCGCTCGTGATGCGGCGTGAGGTGTCGGTGTTTATGCGCCACTCCTCCAGCAGCCACGCCTCAGCCGCGTCAAACTGTGCTCGGGTCGGGGTCATGGCTGCACCTCCAGCGCATTAGCAAGATACTCCGCTGGCCTGCACCGAGAGCACGCGCCTTCACGCGCGTTGCCATGTGGGCCAGCGCACTCGCCGTCTGCAATGTGCTCTCTGAGGTCGCTCAGTGCGTAGCCCACCGCCTTCTCAAGCTCAACGATTCGCGCCGCCGCACGCTCAGCGAAACTCTCAATGCTCTCCGGTCCGTTGGAGCCGACCGCGTCGCGCAGAGTCGCGCATGCAGTGCGCACGCGTTCGCGCATGTCGGGGTAGTCGTGCGTCAGGATGCGGTGAGCGATTGCATGCATGTCGGTCACATCCCCTCCTTCAACGCGTCAAGCTGGTCGCGGTGCATGCGCTCCACCGCGCTGAGAAGCGCCGCGTTTGCTTCGCTTCGCGTGTAGCCGACGCCCTTGCAGACGACCGCAGCGCCGTCGCACAACTCGGCAACGTGCACGTCGTACGTGTGGATGCGCCCGCGCGCCTCGGTGCGGTGCGTGACTTTGTGGTGCGGCATCACGCGCCTCCCTGGCGCTTGAAGCGCACGACCCAGACCCAGGGATTCGACGCCCACGGCATCGTTGGATAGATGGCATCCCATGTCGCCGCGAACGCGAGCGTGCACGGGTGCGTGCGATTGGTTCGCCAGTCGTCGCCGCCGAACGGCTGATCGATGTCGATGTGCTTGAACGGCACGAAGCCCTCGGCGCGTGCGTCCGCTTCGCTCATGTCCTGCAAGCGCTCAACGCGCACTTCAAGCACGTCGAGCACGGTGCGCGCTGCCCAGCGCGGCATGTGGATGGAAGGCGCCCAGAGCCCGCCAGCGAGCTTGTCTGACCACCTACGCACGTCCGGTTCTTCGCTCTGGTCACATGACAGCCACTCGCTCGCGCCATCCGCGCGAAAATAGACAAGCGTGTCACCCCACTCGACGCGCCACGCTTCGCGCACCCGCAGCGTGTCACCGGGCACGCCGATGGGGCACAGCTTGGCGAGGTCGGCAAGGTCCGGCCCGACCCACCGCTTCCCCCATCGGCGCGTGGGGCTCGTCACGGTCGTCCCGTCGCCCTCGCGACTGCTCACGATGCAGTCCACGGGCTGCGGCGTGACGGGCCGTCGCGTCTCGGTCTTCGCGCCGCTGAGAATCGCGCGCACCATCGCGTCGTTGAAGATGATCGGGCGTTCCATCACTCGCCTCCTTGGCGCTCAGCGCGCAGCTTCGACGCAATGCGCAGCATCACGGCCGCAGCTTGCGTGAGCTCCACTTCGGCAGCCTCGGACTTGCGGCGGCGCTCCGCATCGCCCATCAGCTCAAGCTCCATCAGTTCCTCGACAGACTCCGCGACCTCTTCGAGCATCACGGTCGCGCACGAGACGCGACCTTGGTCGTTCGCTGCGCGGAACACGGACGCGCATGCGATGCCCATGTGGCCGACCGATGGGCGGCCCAGCCGCAACTCCCACGCCTCACGGAGCACGCGCACGAGCGGCATGCCCATCGCGTCATCGTGGCCAAGGTCGCGCTGCCTCTCGCGCTCGCGAGCAACGGCGATGAGAGAGGGCGCGTCGTATGCGTCAACGGTGATGTCGACAGTGCGGCGGCTCATGTCGCGGCCTCGATCGCGCGCATGCGCTCTTCGTGTTCGCGGACCATGCCTCGCTTCAGCCCCGCAAGCGCTGCGTCTTTCCCGTCGAGAGAGTGGTTGCTGCTAACGGTCTCCCAGAAGTCACCGCCTGGACCTGGGTAGTCGTCGCGCTCTTCGAGCGTGGCGCAGTGCATGTCTCCCGACTTGCTGAACGTCACTCGGAATCGCATATCAAAACCTCCTCAAAATAATATCGAATGGCCCTGAGCGGACTCGAACCGCTCCCCACCGACGCACGTCTGCGCGGTTTCTCACCGTGAGATTGGGGCCAGAAGCGCGCCAGTTCCCGCTGCGCGCGCGTTGGCTCGTCCGTGGTGAGCCGTACCCGTGTCGTCATTGAGCGTTGCCACACGCGAGAAGCGACTAGAAACGCCGCTCACATGTCCTGCGCAGCGTGATTGCTGCGCGAAGTCTTGCTGTTCAGCGAGTGTCGCCGTCGTAGTGGGTTCGACCGCTCTTGATGTTCCAGACGGTTGCCTGGTGCACTCCATAGTCAGCCGCGATTGCTCTTTGGGTCCTTTTGTCGTCCCGTATCGCCGCCGCCTGTGCCCGCGTTATTTTGCGGATATTCCCTTCGCGAACGCGCATGTCGCGCATGTTCTCTTTGTGAGTTCCGAGATAGAGGTGACTCGGACGTGCGCATGATTTGTTGTCGCAGTGGTGACAGATGAACATCCCCTTTGGGGCAACTCCGTTTGTAATCTCCCATGCAACTCGGTGCGCAGGTTCGCTTCGGGGGCCCCATGTAGCTTGTGGGTACCCGTGCGAACCCTTAGAACCGCGATGGGTCCAACACCCGTCTCCAATGGTCATTTTTGACCAGAATATAGCAACATGCTTCTCGTTCATGGCGTGATGCTAGAACGGTATTTCAGAATCGTCAAGGTCACCGCTGCCATCGAACATGCCCGTCTTTGATTGCTGCGGAGAACCGAAGATGTCGTCGTCTGCGGCGCTTGGGGCCTGCGCCGCGCCTGCGAACTTCGACGCAGAGCCCTCTTCTTCAAAGAGGTTCACATAGTGGTCCATCCACTTGCTGTCCGGCTTACGCTTGACGTGGCACACCGTGCCGTCTTCGAGCTTGACGCTCAGCTGCACAATCTTGCCGTCGAGCGAGCCACGAAGCTTGCCGTCGTCTTTGCGCCAGAACGCCGCGAGTTGAACAGCCTTGCCGCCGCCTTGCTCAGGCTTGACTGACACCTTGAATGCTGGTTTTGGCTTGTCGCTCAATGTGGACCGTCCCCTTCTTGCTCATCGCGGATGGCGTCTTCGCCAGCCTCAAGATTGTCTGCGAGTCTCTGGGCCGTTGTGTCGACGACATCGCCCGTGTAGATGCTCTTCGACGCTTCCACGAGGCCAGCGCGGTCGAGCACGATTGGAAGCTCAAGCGATGCCCGTTTCGACATTTTCGTCAGAACGCTCGTGATGTGCTCGCGCACTTCGCCTTCGCTCTTGCGGATGTACTTCGAGCGCGCCTCAAGCCACGCGAAAAGTTTCTCTGGCGTCGTGCAGTGACGGATAGCGCTGAGCGTCTCCTCGCCACGCATGCCGCTGTCTGGCGCCTCTGTGAGGTCGCCGAGGAACACACCAGCAGGTGCGACGCTCGCTTGCCCGTCAACAGCCGGACGCGTCAACGCAGCCACCGCTATCTCGCGCTTGGATGGTGGCGGCGCGCTCTCTTCAAGGTCACGCATCTCCTCTTCACTGTAGATGCACGGGCCGAGCACGTCGGGGCAGTGCATGCGAATCGCGTTCGTGATGGCGCGCGCACGCAGCATGTTGCCTGGGAACTTCTTCCACGTCGGATTGCCAAGAAGCTCCGCAGTCTTCGCGTCAGCGAGCGTGAAGCGCACCGGGAGCATCTCCTCGCCGTTGCGCGTCAGCACAAGCGTTGCCGCTTCGTTCGTTGCCTCTGCCCACTTTGCCTTGACGCCACGCTGAAGCGCGAGCGTGAGCATCAACTCGGCGGACATAACCATCTTGCCGCTGATGACGTGCACTGAGCGCAGCGCCATCATTGGTGTGAGGCCGACTTCCTGGCCAAAGAGGATGACGGCGGCGACGGTCGCGGGCTTCCCGAAGAACGCCTTGGGGCACGCGTCGACAGCACGCGCAAGCACGTTGCTGAGCCGGTCGAGGGTGTCGAAGTTCGTGACGTCGACGCTTCGTGCGAGTGCGGTGCTCATGTCGTCACCCTGAGAAGCCACTCGTTCATCGCTTCCTTCGACGATGGAGTACGCTCGCTTGCCGCGCGGACGTGACCGAGTTCGTCAAGCATCGACGGCGCTTCGCGGAGCAAGGTGCGCTTGTCGCTCATGTCGAGCGCATCGACGTACGCAACCGCCATCGGCGCGTCGTCGCTGTCTGCCTGGATGGCAGCGATGACAGCCTTGACCTCTTTGTAGAATGGCGAACCGATGAACTTCATGGCCTCTTCCTCTTGTCGTCGTAAAGCGGTCGCCCGCTGTGGATGGATGTCGTTGGCACTGCGCCGGGGCCTAGGCGAACGCGAATGATGCGCTCAAGCGTCGTGATGCGTTCGCAAAGCGTGTTGAGCGCTTCCTTCTCATCTTCTTCGCCGTAGCGAACGGTCAGGTCGAGCACCTCTTTCGCCCGCTCAACAGTCATCGGAGGCGACTCTTCGGGCATG